GCGAATGTAATGCCACCTGAAAGAGTCACTACTTCTGTGGATAAATTAAATGTATAAGAAGCTGCACCCCACACCCATTTATCTGAGCTATTTTTTACAAAATGTGTACTTGTGTCAGTAGAATTTACTTGGTTGATAGGAACATATAGATCATTTTCATTAGCTGAATCTGTTCCTAATTTATAATAATGTACATCATTATAAGCTGTAGAATTTACACCATCACCTACTTTAAATTTAGATAATCGTCTTTTTTCTCCAACAACAATATACCTATCCCATGACGGACTAGTGTTGTAAGCTGTAGTCAACCTACGATTAGTTAAGCTGACTAAGTTTGCCTCTTCATTAGAAGTAAAGTCATTTACCCCGGCAAGTGCTTTTATTGTGTCGAATAAATCTTGATTAGATCGTAGTAGCATTATGCTTTATTAGGTGAAAGGTCTGAGTGTTTCTTATTGAAATATTGTAAAAATTCTTTGGACATAACTGTTTCGTGTCCATACTTTGCGACAAGTCTGAAATATTCTCTTGCTGGAATAGTGGCTACACATTTACCAAGTGTTGGATGTGTTTTACCTTTTTCTTGTCTTGCTTCTTTACGAGCTATGTCAGTGCGATTTTTTTCGCCCATCTTTTCTTGTAAGATAGCATTGTTGATAACATCAGCCATAGCTTGGCAGTGTTCTCCTTCGTCAATTTTGTTTTCTTTGAAATGTATAATGTTCATAATAAAAAAGGGTGGCAGGTATCTGCCTACCACCCTAAAGTTTTTTAATTAGCTTGCATCATTTACAGCGACAAATGGGTCGATGTATTTGAAGAAGATATGTAACTTACCAGTTGTAAGAACTGATAATGCATCTGAACCACTTGTTGTGAACTTAGCAGTCAAGAAATCGTTAGCAGCAACTGCTACTGAGTTACCAGTGTTAGCATCACTACCAACAGTGAAACCATCACCAGAGTTGATCTCTGTAGTTACTTCAGTTGCATCAACATGAACTTGTTGTGCATCAATAAGCTCATCATCACCTGATGCAGCAGTTGCATGAAGACCAACATCTAAAGATAGATCGTTGTCAGAACCGCCATCAAATGGTGTTTCGAGGTAAGTAGCGATTGATTCAATCGCTCCAATACGAGGGAACTTGAAGAGCGCTCCAGAGGTGTCTGCTGCGAAAGCAGTACCTGCGAAGTCGTTACCTTGTAAGTCCTCGGAAGTAATAGTTACTTGGTGTGTGAAACCACTAAGAGCGGCTTCATTAACTGTGAGTTTTGTTGTTCCTCTAAATGACATAATATTTTTTCCTTTCTATTAAGTAATAATACCGTGTGCTTGTGGAGCATAAACACCTAGTGTTAATGCACAATCAACGAAACCTCTTTCTCCACCACCCAAGTTAGGAAGACGAGATGATCCCATAGGGATAAGCTCATGAACTCCATAATAAGCTGGGTTGATCAAGTAACCGTGGTCTTGAGCAGAAGTGTCAGGAGCAGTATCAGGATTCATGTTAACAATAGAAACTGTACCGAAGTCTGATTGATAGATCTCGATAGATAGTCTGATTGTTGTTGAACCCATCTCTGTGCTAACACGACGGATACCTTCAGAATTAGAAGGTGTACCTAAGTTACCTGCTGTACCTACGAAGCGAGCATAGTCTGCTAATTGCTGACGAAGTTTTGTGTCAGCGATAAGTGTAAGATTATTTGCTTCACCATTCTCACGATAGATTGATTGAATGATTGCATTGAATGCAGACTCGTCAATAGCAGCACCTGCTGTAGAGCGAGAATCACCTGGTGTCTCGTACTCAGCTGGTACATCTGTATTGTCAGAAGCTAACCATTGTTTCAAACCACGAAGTTTGTATGGTAATGCTCCTGTTTCTGCTTGACGATCATTGTCTGAAAGCAATGTAGCCTCAACATCTCTCTTAAGCTCACGGATAGCTTTTGCTTCAGCTTGTGCAACTTTAGCAGGCCCTACTGAGTCCACAGCTTCTTGTAAGTCAGAAACCATGAAGTCACGACGGAACTTCTGTACATAGTTACCAAGACGAGCGCGGCTTGCGAACTTGTCTGTGAATGATGCAACATCAGCGCCTTCTGTGATTCCATCTGTGGAAGGTGCTGCCAATGAGTCTACTGTCCATTCAACGAATGTAGCATTCGCTTTTTGTTTGGAAGCAGACGAAAGGACTGGAGTTTCCTCTGGCGCAAGGATTGTTAAAGTATCTGTTAAATCCTCACGGTTAGAGACACTTGAACCCTGTCCTGTAACGGGTGTTAAGCCCGGACTGAATGTATCTGATAATGCCATGATTAATTATATTTATTTTGTTAATTGAAGTGTACGAAGTCTTATGAAATCATCTTTACTACCACTGCTTGCAAATTGACTTGATGCTGCAGCCACAGCTTTAGTTGAACTCTTAGTACGACTTGTCTTTGGAGCAGATGTAGCTCCTGTCCGTGGTGGATTGATACTTACATTATTATCTTTAATAAGTCTTCGACCATAGATACTATTCGCTGCATGAGCGATAAGGTATGGTAGTTGGGCAGCGACATCAGGCTCTACCTGTTTTTCTAATTTAGCAAATCTCTCATCTTTGATCATTGCCTCGTATTGTTTACGGGTGTCGTTGTCTTCTCCAGTCATCCAAGGAATTTCTTCTTTTGCTTTTGCATCAAAAGTTTCCCTCATGACTTTACCTTGCTCTATAGTCTGAAGTGTATTAAGTTGATCTGGTAAATAGGTATCTCTAGCTTTCCGAGCCTGAAGTAAGTGTTTTCTTACATCTGCTTTAGTTAACTCTTTACCCTCAACCTCAGTAACCACATCTTCTGCTCCATAAGCATCTGATTCAAACAATACATCTTCTGCCCACTCAATTATCTTGCTAACTTCTGTAGACTTTTCTTGCAAGCCTTTTATGTTATCAATTTCTTTGAACGGATTGTTTTCAACCTTTTGTGTAGGTTGTAATGCATCGCCTTTCATCTGTGCTTGGAGTGAAGCCAATTTTTCTTCAGCGGCTTTTCGTTTGGCTGTTAATTCACCAAATCTAGCTACTGCTCGGCTACCAAGTTTTTCCCCAAGATCCTTAAGATCATCTTCGGACATTTCATCCAAGTTGTACTGTGAAAGAACATCTTGTGATTCTTCTGCTACAGGTTGCTCAGTTACCTCTTCAGCCACTGGTACTTCTGTTTCAGCTTCCTCTACTTGCTGTGGGACTTCCTCTTGAATCTGCTCCTCCTGTACAGGGTCAGCTTTTTCCGTTGTCTGTCCTAATCGTCTGATGGCAAAATCAGCCGATGATATATTTTCCACTGTGTTTTTAGGTGTTTCAGCGATCTCACCTTTGATTTCATTTGTCATAATTGTTCCACTTTCTTTGCGCCAAAGCGATTGCGAATAAATTCATTATAACATACTAACCAAATCTTTTTTCTAACAATTTGATATTAGCTATCTTTAGTATCTGATCATATGTTATTATACGACCACTCAACTGCTGAATTTTTTCAAACTCTGCATTGTGTAGTTCTTCTATACACTCTTCTCTGAGATCTCTGATCATAAATATAAATGATGCAAAGGATTCATGATTTGATAATGCTTTTAATGATTCGTCTAAGTTCATAATTAGTATGTATATTTTGAGTCTCCAAAAAGTTCGTAGGGTTGCTCAAGCCAATCTTGATTCCACTTAAGACTTTCAGCAACTTCCCAATCAGGTATTTTCTTAATTGATTCTTCTGTAGATAATGATTCTGGTATCCACTTCAATCTATTATTTGGGTAAATAGCTATTTGCCCATTCTTAAGACGAATTACATTTAATTCCTTATGTTCGTCCAATACATCTGTATCACCTACATCTAAATATCCCAAACCTTGTTTGTCGGGTAGTGAATCTATTGTAAACCAATAGTTTCCCTCAACTATTTCTCCTTCACCCATGTTCACTAACATAGGTACATCAGCTAGTTGTGCCTTATGAAATAACTCAATATCATTTGTAAAGCATTCCCACATCTGTATCTCAGTCAGAGGATATGCTTCGTGTTGTTTGTTGGGTAGTTTCCAATATAGATGATCGGGTCTAACCTTATCGTAACAAGCAGAAAACTCATCAACCCATACTTGAAAACATAATGGTCTACCTCTCAAAGATCTTACTGAAACAAGCCATGCTTCTTGGAACTCATCTTTACTGCCGCCCCATGCATCTTTTCGGATAAATACCCTAGCTTTTGGTAAATTGATATTTTTTGACATTACATAGTTTGAGTTTGTATACTTCCCATTTGTGCAGGTTTTGTTCCTATTCTACCTATCTGTGCATTTTGCTGTTGTTGCATTTGGAATGTATACTGCCCTTGATATTTCTCAAGGCGCTCTCTAAACATTTCGTCAGTTTGTAATCTTTGTTGTATATCTGGTTGTGATATGTATTGTTGTATCACTTGCATGGCTATCTGTGCGCCATTTGGTCTAGCTGGCATTTCAATACCTGAGAATATTTTTGATAAGTCATCAGTAACTTGTTTTACAACTTGTTGTTGTGATGCTTCTATTGGTTGTAGTATTTGATCAGCTAATGATGGATCAACTGCATTTGCAACCGCAGTAAGTAGACTATCAACATTTATTCTTCCATTTTTATCCATAGCAACTAGATTTGCTAATTGACCTAACTTTTTCTCTTGTGTTTCAGGATCAGTGTTAAGTACATCATATGATAATGTAATGTCATAATTTTCGTCAGAATTACCTTTTCCAAATAATTCAGGATCAGGAGATCCAGTTACCCTAAAGAATATCTCATCAGGTCCGAATCTTTGGAAACATTTATATGCTAAAGAAATTGTTCTAGCACAATGTCTTAAAAATTTATTTGTTAAAAATTGTAACTTTAAAGTGCTTACAGGGTGATCATCTAATCCCATGAGCCTGTCAGCTTGTTCTTGTAATGTTGTTTCAATTTCAACAGAACCAGTAGGTAATGGTGGTGTGGGACCAAAATCTACATCTCCTTTTCGTCTATATGGTATGTATCGACCAGGTCCATAGTCAGTTGGAGCTTGTCCTATTGGGTGCATGATAGGAGGCAATGTAGCCAAACTATTTCTATCAACCCTTGAATCTCTTTCTATCTTCACTTGGTTTTGTATACCACGAAGTAAGTCAGGAGCGGTTGTTGTATCATACAATCTTTTAGAATCCTCAGATAGCTTAGTAACTACGATAGGATAATCTTCATATCCATTAAGTAGCTCGTGTATTGCATATCCTTGTGTGCTTTCATCGCCATTATAATGTTTATGGAAAACGGTGTAATAGATTCCTTCTGAACCATCCTCTGGGTCAATCAACCGTTGATATCCATAAATTAATTCTATAAGCTCTTCTGCTTCATATCCATAATCTTGTATTAAATTTGTTCTGCGACCTTCTTGTTGCTTTTCAATATCTGTAACATCTACACCACGATAGTTTTCTATCATCTCTTCAACGAAGCCAGCATCCCAACCATCAGTAGTTACTTTTAATTCTAACTCTTGTGGAGTATAAAAACTTCTCCAAAAACAATATGGTGCTTTTTGTGGATCAGTAACATATGCTGGTAAGAAAAAGTCAAAGTCTGGTGCAAGGGTTTTGATCTCAGGAGCATTCACTTGTCTTTTAACAATAGGCAATTCTGCTTTACCAGTTTCCCTAAGTTCTTTGATTGCTTTCATTCCTCTTTCGTCTGATACACCAGGAAATGCAGATTGTAATACTGCAACAATTCTTTCATCAACTTGACCTACTTGAATTGCTTGAGCAACCTCAGGTGCTACTTGGGCTATTTGTCCTAGATCTAATTTCTGTAGAAACTTGCGATCCTCTCTTTGCCAACCCACATGAGTTATAAGTATACCTCTTTCTAGTAAATAGTTTACTCCTAGCTCCATTTCCTCATTAAATCTATTGATATAGCCAGATGTTGTCATCCATTTGAGGAAATTACTTACCACTTTAGATCTAGCAATATCGCCCACTTCAACAGGAAATGCACGAACATTTGCTCGATTTAGCCCAGACATAAGCATTGATACCAATCTTGTGATGCGCTCATCTATGACATGAGCTTCCATATCTGAAGCACCTTCCCAAGGGAAAGCATCAGCTCCATGTTTACGATGATCGCGGCTCTTGCCGGGCCAATAGTTTCGTCTGTTATCGTAAGAATCTCTACATAAATCAAAATATGGTTCTAGTTCTCGAACAGTTTGTTCGTAAGCTAGACGAAGATGTTGTATGTTTGGAGAGTCAGATATGTATGTAAGTGAGTTGACTTGTTCGTCCATATGTTTGTATTATATCATTGGTAGCAATTACCTAAGTTTTGGAACTACTTGTTCATAAGTATCATCATTAATTTGCTTAAGACGAACCATTGTGAACTTTTTTGTCCAAGGTCTTAACTTGTGTGCTATTTTCATTTTTACACACCCATTCTTTTCTTTTACATGAACCATAGCAAACATAGGATTTGGGCATAGATTCCTTACCCTACCCCTATATTCTTGTGGTTGTACATCTTTGATGGGTACATTGTCATCAAATAATTCTTGTCCTACTTCATCAATCCAAGTATTTCTACCTTTACCCGTTATTGACTCTTCTGTTAATTTGTTAAAAGCTATATCCATAGCTTGTTCAAAAGGAATTTCATACTCCTTTGCTAAATCTGTTAATCTGCGCTTTGCCATTAATATCCCCCTACGGTGTTCATTGTTGTATTAAGTTGTCCATTGTTTATATGGTCTGGACCTTCACCACCATTTGCCATCCTTAGATATCTCATTAAATCAAAAAAGTCTTTTAGTGCTTCATCAGCTTTACCATTACTTCCATAGTTTATTAGTGAATCAATTAAGTTGCCACAACTTTCATGTATGTAACATCTTGGTCTATTGATTTCATCTATTGGTTCATTTGGATTATAACTGAACCATTCGTCTAGTGCATTTATTCCTATCTCTTCCATTCGCCCATCACTAGCCACAAAGCACATATCATATTCATCAAAGGCTGTGAATAAGTCATTGTTGTTTTCATTCTCTCTAGCAAAGTATCTTGAGTCACCTATTCTCTCAAATACTTCTATTCCTAGATCATCTTCAATATCTTCAAACAAATCTACATACCCCTCAACATTCAATCCTATCTTCTTTGAGGCAGGACCATATCTCCATTTTGGATCACCAAACAAAGCCCACTCTCCATATGTATTTCTGTCGGGCCACTCTCTTGCAATGAAGACATCTCCATCTTCATCTACTGCCGCCCATAAGCTAACAAAGTTCCTAGCCCCGGCTGGGTCAACCACTTGATAACAAGTAAAATCATCTGTGCTTATATCTGGGAACTTCATACCATACTTGTTTGGTTCATCACTCAACACATTTACCTCAGTATTGAACAATGGTAATAGTGTAGTCATTGATTTGACTGGCACACCATATGCTCTTACTAGAATCTCTTCTTCGCTACGATCCTCAAGATCTTTGGCGATACGATCATATCCCCCAAAAGGATTTTCATCAGAATGTAAATATACAACTGATGCATCTCTACTTGGGCTATATTGTTTTATTGGTAATGCTCTATCTAACAACTCAGCTTCTCTTGTTGCTAATGTTTCTACTCCTTGTAGGTATTCATTTATAAATGGTGTGTACCCATCAATAGGAGTGAATCCTATCAATAGCTTTGAGTCCCTAGTTGCTAATCTGAATCTAAGAGTGTTAACAAGTGTAGCATCTCCTAAGTATTCATCAAGCCATGCTCCTATATTCAGCACCTGTGGGCTAGGAAAGCCAAACTCAAATCCCTCAAGTATTGTTTGATTGTTAGTAAATTGTGTATAAGTCTTAAAGTCCACCCTAGTTCGGGTATCTGGAAATATAAATGAACTACCAGTAAATCCATTCTGCATAGAAAAGTTTATGTATCCCTCTATGCCTTTTGTCTTTTTACGAAACTCCTTGGGCATCATCTCCCATATTGCGGCTTGTTGAACTTTCACAGATGTGTCAGCATTCTGTGAAAAGCATACAATGTGACCATCATTATTTTGAGTCACTGCTTCCATAACCAACTTAGCACACCCAGTAGTCTTACCTGATCTATTACCACCTAGTGTTAAACACTCATTGTACTCAGCTAAACCATCTCTGATTCTATCCCAACCAGGAAGATCAAACCCATATTTCAGAGGATCTGTTTGAGCAGCAATAATCCTACCCTCATGCGCCTTATGTAATTCAGCTAATAATTGAGGATCTTTCTCAGCTAATAAAACTATCTCCTCATCTGTTGGGGGTTCTAGTAAAGGGTGTTGGCTAAATTTAATCTCCATTTAGTAATTCTCCATCCTCTCCATCTTCTTCTACCCCTTTTTCTTCCCAACAAATATCTAAAGGTTGACTAGCCATATCCATAGCAGTCTCTCTTACTAGCATTCTGCCTACCCTTGGATTAGTGTAATCATAATACATATCACCACTATCATCCATAACTATAAACATATAGTTACTGAAGTGTTCGCCCAAGTTACCGCGAATCTTATCAAACAAATCATCATACTCACTAGTTATCGCCATCTGCTTCTATTACTTCCCCCTTAATTTTTTTTAACCTATCTTGTGCCGCCCTAAGTGTTTCCTCATAGTCCTCTTGTGTATATACCTTCCTATCCTCTGTAATTTGGGTAGCCTCCCCTCTAGCAGTCAAAGCCTCCCTAGCGGCATTCGCCTTTGCTATAGAAAGTTCCTTGAGATCCCTAAAGGTTGGCTCAAGCTCCCCTGTTTCCATTTTACCACGGACTGCATCTATCAAGTCCTCCTCTAGGCTACTCATATTCATATAGTTTTGGGCAGCTATCTTACCTGACAACTCTCTGAACTTATTATGATAATCAGCATAATCTGTTAACACACTGATAACCGTAGCTCTATCAAAGTTATACTTCTTTACTAACCTGGTTTGACTATTGCCTACTGAATAAAGATATAATATCTTAGCAACCTTTTCTGGGTTATGCCTACTCAGACTCTTGATCTTCTGAATGTCTTTCTGTTTAACTATCTCATGGATAGCAGTTTGTATCTCATTCATCAAGTCTTCCTTGTGCATATGAAGAGATTTATATTATTTTTTCTTGACAGTCAATGTTATAATGTATAAATCTTAATAGCGGTGTACATCATATGTCCTTACATTAAGTAAACCTTATTAAGTCACATTCTGATGCAAGACAGAATGTTTACTTAAGTATACCGCATTTGTGTAAAAAAAGAGAGCTACCACCGTGGTAACCCTCTTTCCTAAAACCAATTAACATAGCCAGAACTGCTGGCTACGATAACCATAATGTTGGGTAGATTATTTATGTCAAGCCTTATGAGTGAGGAATTTTTTTAAAGTCCACCTTATACATATATATATATTTGACAGCCGTAAACACAAACCGCCCCCACCCCTCAATATGAATTAGACATAATGTTTATTGTGCGACAAAACTTTTGTTGATTATCAACGACTTACGACATTATAACTAGCATGGGAGCAGAAAAGTGACCATTTCATCAGCCGGGATTCCCTTTATTATATGAGGACTGCATTTTGTTTTGCTTATGAACAAGTATTTAAGGAGGGTACAATTGGGTGCAATCTAGTGCGATCTAATGCAGTCTATAGCCGCTCCAACTAGGGTAAAGTTGGGTTTATTTAGTTACCCATGGTAGTAAAATGAAAAAAAATTATGCCTCTCAAACACTGATAAATAAAGGGATTAGCAAAAAATATGAAAAAAAATGGGAATTTATTGTTGACGATCGATTGGTTATAGTATCCACTGATTAACCATGGCAATTCAGCCTAATACAAAACACTTAAAAAATATGACTACAAATTCTTATACATCTAACCTTCCTTCTCTAACCTCTAATGGTATCACAGTGCCTCACAAAATGATTGTTGAGTTTGCTGATGTGCTAGACCACAATGGTGTAGCTGAGACATACTACTATGTCAGCCCAGCATGGATCAAATATAGTGGTATCAGCTTTGATGCCTTCTTTGAGATGTACGACTGCCACTATCACTATGATGACAATGAGTTCATCATCGAGAAGGATGCCTTCCAGCATCTACTCAGAGCTATGCTCGACAGAGATAATACTGGTAGAGGTGAGTTCCCTATCCTTGTAACTAAGGAGTTGAAGCCATGGAGGCACTATAGTATTCGCACTGATGCTAGTGCAGTCACTGCCCGTGATTGGAGAGAATACTCCAAGCATGGCAAGAGCATGAAAGCTCTCGCTGATGCCGCCTTAGGTAACTAAAGGTTTATAGGAGTCTAGTTTCGGCTAGGCTCTCATTAAACTTTTATTAACACTAAAACACTAAAAATTATGACAAAATTATTAAATATTCAGACATCAGAAGATGTCATATTCACTAGCCCTTGGGTCACTGCTGAGGGTTTAAGACCACACCGTATTGTAATCAGAGATTTGGGGCCTGCTACTCGCATGGTTTCAAATACCAAGTATACTTGTGATAAAGATGAGTATGTAGTACATGATGAAATACTGACAGACTATGAGGGCGATAGCATAGGTGCTATGCTTACTTCCTTTCAGTCTGGCTATTATACCACTAGCATAGATGATGCCATCGAGGTATTTACTGATAGAGCAAAGCGATCAATCAGAAGAGGCACAGTAGCTAAGGAGGTGACATATGTCTAAAGAATTCTTCAAAAAATATTATGGGCAACTCAAAGGATTCAAGATTGAGTCATTTGAAATGGTAGATAGTGGTGATGAATACATCAAAGACTTCCCTTGCTTTATCTTATCCAAAGGTAAGCAAAAGATCAGAATTGAGGTATCTCAGGATGAAGAGGGCAATGGTGGAGGATTCTTGTTCATTGGAGAGGTGGTGCAGAATGGCTGACTTCGAGGTAATTCATATTGATAGTGTTGGCACGATCCGTCGTGCCACACAATCTTTCATCAAAAAAGACAAGGCCCAGTGCGCTCAAGACAACATTTGTTGGATGTGCAGAGATAGTATAAAATACAATCAAGGAGTCTTTTACCCAGACTTATGCAGACAATGCGAATCAGACACATATGGAGACTAAAATTTATGAAAACAACAATAAAACACAATCACCTATTTAAGGTAAAAAATGACGATGAGGGCAGAGCCTTCATTAAAGTCCTCAAAGGGCTTATGAAAACTAGCAAATCATGCCACACTATCACAATCAAAGGTAGAAGCCCCAAGGGTGGATACAAAGCCTACAATGGCGGCTCAGATGGGTATGTTAAATTAGATCAAGCAGAATACTTAGCAGTCTACATAAAATGATACACTTACTCTTAGCAATCGCATTTGTAGAAAGTTCATTCAATCCAATGGCATTAGGGGATAATGGAGAGGCTCTTGGGCTTCTCCAAATCCACAAGGTTGTTGTGGATGATGTAAATAGAATCTATGGAAAGGATTTCAAATACCATGATCGCCTTGATCCATTCAAATCAATGAGGATATTTGATCTATACACTAAACACTGGTTACCTAAAGCCAAGCGCAATGGTGCAACTGATATGATGGATGAAGAGATCATAGCCAGAATATGGAATGGTGGCCCTAATGGATGGAAGAAAGATTCAACTATAGATTATTGGCACAAAGTTGCTAAATATTTACATAGTGGAAGGTAGATAACCGAATACATTTGACAAGACACTCACAATGAGCCATAGAACCACCTATGGCTCATTTTTATGATTGTAAAAAACTAGATACCCCAAAACTACTGAGCGATGTAACTACACTTAAGCAAGCTATCAAAGCAGGCCCTAAAGTTTTCGCATCAGTAACGACTATAATTGGACAGACCATCAAGCACCCATTCCTGGATGGTATTCATAAACCAAGAAGTATGGTTAAGTTCGCCCGAATGGAAGAACATTGGGATAAGGATTGGAAAGACATTGAGCGCCTATGCTATGGGCAAGTAGAAGATCCAAATGGTAGCATAATCCCATCCTCAGAGTTTGGAACGAATGTACACAAATCTGCTGAGAAACTACTAGATTGTTATGTGCATGGTGATCCACCTAATTATAGTGAGTATGATGCATGGGCTGAACCCTTTCTGGATTGGATTATTGAAAAAGGTCATTCAATTGTATCCACTGAGTTACCTATAGCAGATGGATTAATAAAAACTTGTGGCACTATTGATGCAGTGATTAAAGATGCAATTACTGGCGAAATGATTTTATGTGACTATAAATGTCGCAAATCAAAACAATTCTACGATAAAGATTTATGGCAACTAGCTATTGAAAGTTGGATGCTGAAGAGACGATACAAGCTAGATTACCTACCACAATGTATGTCTGTTTGCATAGAGGTTGGTTCAAAACAACATCATCACAAATGGTGGACTAGAAAGGAACAAATAGAAGCTATTGAGATCGTCAAATTAATTTCCAAATTGTATTGGAAACTTAGAACATAAACTAACACATATGAACAATGCTAATAATACCCAAAATACTACAAAAAAAACTCCCCTACGATACATCAGCCTATGCACAGGATATGAAGGAATCGGAATGGGAATTGAACGACTTGGCATCCCTCTTGAGCCAATCTTGTTCTGTGAACGGGAAAGATTCCCCATCGAAAACTTGGTTGATAAGATGGAAAAGGGACAAATCCCTCCAGCACCTATCTGGACTGATCTTAAAACCTTGCCATACGAAAAGTTTTTGGGACAAGTCGATCTCCTCTCAGCCGGGTTCCCATGTCAGCCTTTTTCAAGTGCTGGCAACAAGCAAGGTGTGGATGACCCAAGACACCTCTTCCCATACATCCTCGATGGAATCAGGAGATGCAAACCAAAGTTTGTTCAATTGGAAAATGTTGAAGGAATCTTCAGTTCCAAAACATCCGATGGAGAATCAGTTCTCAAATATGTCTGCCGATCTTTGGAAGCAGAAGGTTACATCACTGAAGCAGTCGTGGTCTCAGCGAGTGAAATTGGCGCACCGCATCAAAGAAAGCGAGTCTTCATCCTTGGTATATCCAACTCCTTCTACGACAGATGGAGAGGGTGGATCACAGATGAATCAAACAGAGATTACTTCAAAAGGATTCAAGACTATTCGCAAAGGGACGAACATAGCATATGGATCGAAACTGAGGGATGCAGTGGACAAGATAGAGAGTCAGAAGGATGGCAAGAAGTCATGGGCAACACCGACTGCGAGGGATTTCAAGGACACTCCGAACGACAAAAGTGGGATGGCGATGACACTTGGCAGACAAGTAAATGGATGGCAGCCTTCCCAAGCCGCCCAAATGAAAAACAAGCAGAATGGGAAGAATCAAGAGTCTTGGTCAACACCACAGGCAAGGGATCATCAACCGTCAGAGACAAAGGAGAAATGGGAGGCAAGAGCTAAGGAATGGAAAGATAAAGGAATTAACTTGCACTTACCACTCAATACACAAGTTCAGATAACTCAAGAGAATTGGGCTACACCAAGAGCAGGAGCAGTTGATAGCACAAGGCCCAATGGTAAAGGTGGCATACCACTAGCACAACAAGTCAAAGAAAGAGAGAATTGGGCTACACCAAACACGATGGATCAAATGCCTCCAAGAAGCTACGAAGCTGCGATGAAGCAAGCAACAAACCAAAGAAAAGGCAGAAGTAGCCCAAGCAATCTAAGGGAGCAAGTCGATCCAACTTGTGTGCAAGCATACAAGGATGCGAAGAATTGGCCCACACCTCAAGTTGGTGGACAAGATGAAAGAGCTGACACTCGCATAGCCAGAGGTAGGGATTTAAACCTACCTGCAAAAGCTACTCTAGATCAGCCAAAAGGATACCTTAATCCCTCTTGGGTGGAGCAGTTGATGGGTTTACCCAAAGGGTGGACACAATTGTCTTCAGCAGAGGCTGAGTCAGATAATCGAGTGCCAAGATTAAAACTGCTTGGTAATGGTGTTGTACCTCAGTGTGCTTCTAAAGCATTCGCAATTCTTTTTAACCAAATAATGAATGTATAAATATGAAATCAAATATAAACACTCAGATATGCCAAGGGAATACATGGGCAAGGCTTATAAATGGGCGAGGGATGAGGCGCAAGCGCTATCTTTCTTGTGCCGTAGTAAGCCTGATAAATATGGTTACTGCACTCATAAAAAAGGTGCGAGGCTCAAAATAATATCAATAAAATGTATATCTCAGCAAACAAAATCAAAGACTATCGAGAAGCCAACAACCCAGGAGTCTGCCCAATTCTACTTAGAAAATTAACTAAGGCAGTGGTAGATCATGATCACAAAACTGGTGAGGTTCGAGGTATCATTGATTTTAATGCTAACAATCTATTGGGAGTCATCGAGAGAAAGTTTTTTAGCTACTGCTCTGGTGACCCCAAAGATTTGCCTGATGTGCTTAGAAGAATAGCAGATTTTTTAGAAAGACCACCTACAGGTCATCTTCATCCTGTTGGATTGAATCAGTTAGTCGCTAAATTTAAAGGATTAAAGAAGCAAGAACAAATAAAATCACTCAAATCTTTCTACACTATTGACAACGACTCACTAGAATGTTGTAATAATGTTCACGATAGGGTGAAGCTCTACCGAAAACTACTTAAAGAATTTTATGAAACAAAAACTACTAAACATCGTGTCGGAGTTCAATGCTCCAAAAACACAATTCAATAAGTTCGGAAATTTTTATTACCGAACACACGAGGATCAGAACAATGGACTGAAACCTCTTCTCAAAAAACATAATGCAGTGCTTATCATTACTGATGAGGTAAAAGAACTAGGTGGTGTATTATTCTGTGAGGCTACTGCTGCCTTGTACTGCACTGATACCAACAAACTTATTGGTGCCGCTAAAGCCCAAGCTGGTATTGATCCAAAGAAAAAAGGCATGGACATCTCCATGACATTTGGTGCTGCCTCAAGTTATGCTAGGAAGTATGCAGTTAATGCACTATTTCTTTGTGATGATAATAAAGATGCTGATTCAACTCACACCTTTGATAAGAAACCTGTAACCAAACAATCACCTCAAGAATCAGAGGATGACGATTGGCTAGAATAATTTAACCAAATATATATTATGGCTGAAAAATACGATAACACTAATGGTGGCGCTCTATTCCCAAATGATAGGAAAGAGAAGCCCACACACCCTGACTTCCGGGGTAACATCGACATCGATGGTGTCGATTATTGGATTAAAGGATGGAAGAAAACATCCTCTAAAGGCATGAAGTTCCTATCACTAGCAGTGACCAAGAAAGAGGGAGCTAAAGCACAACCTGTTGTAGAGGAAGATCCATTCTAATGCAACCTAATCCACATTATGTAACTAACGAAACTGATCCTGCTTACTACGATAAGGAGTGGTATGATGAGTTTCGTCAGAAAGTAGTTGAGAAACTACTAGAGGTTACTGCACAAAAGAATCATGACTACACTACTGGCGATAGTGCAACAAACCCTTTCGCTAATTTTGATAGATCAATAGATTTTGGTGTGCAACCTCTTACTGGTCTGTGTATTAGGATGCAAGATAAATTTCAGAGAGCCATGACATTTGCAAAAGATGGTAAACTGAAAGTTACAGAGGGTAATGATCAAGTCGAAGATATATTCCTTGATTTGATGGGTTACTCTCTTTTAGCTCTTGGTATGCTCGAAAGAGATAAACATATTGAAGAGTGATATTTTAACCCATTATCTAACCAATGCTAGGCTCGTTCATAAGAGCGAGCCTAGCTTATTTTTATGAAAAAAACTGAAATGACAAAACTTAAAGAGGCAACAAGATTAGCAGTGAACACTGCAAATGAGTTAACACTCAGAGAACAAGCGGAATCAAATAGGATTCTTATAAAGGGATTACAACAAATACTAAAAAACATAGAGGAGACCATCTTAGAAATTGAATCAAATACCACACAATAAAGATGCTGAAGAAGCTGTGTTGTGTTGTTGTTTGTTAGAAGATGATAATGATATTTTTACTAAAATATCAAAAGATATTTCAGAGGAAGACTTTTACTACGATGACCACAAAATAATATGGGAAAAAATGTCAGAGTTAGCTGACAATAATTCCATAATTGATGTGGTTACACTCACAGAAAAACTACAAGGCGAATACAATGATTTGGTGCATACCCCTTTGCATTTAAGTGGGGTTGTCACATCTACTTTATCATTACCCAACTACATATCAATTCTTAAAAAGAAAACTAGATTGAGGGCCATGCGCTATCAATTTAAGCAAGGTCTAGAGTTGATAGAAAAAGATTGTGATCCCACTCTTATTGAGGAGGATTTAAATAAAGAGCTTGAGCGCTACAAACCTCTACCTGATGAGTCTACACACATTAAGAACTCATTAGATGTCATAGAACAAGAGGTAGAGCAAATGATGAGTGGGAAATACAAGCCAGAATATATCAGAACTCATTTGAAGCATTTAGATGAGAAGATAAAGCTAGAACTTGGCACTGTATTCACTATAGCGGCTCCTACTTCTGTGGGTAAATCAGCCTTAGCTTTAAACATAGCTATGAAGTCATCAGCAAGGGATAATTCACACTCGCTCATATTTAGCCTAGAAATGCCTCAGAAACAGCTTTCTAAACGAATGGTGAGTGCTTTGTCTTGGACTAATTTCAGACAAGTAGAAGAGGCAGTAGCGAGCCAAGAAAATGTATCTAAGATCAATGATGCTATAGCTAAATTGAAAGCTATGCCAATTGACACAATTCACTCAGTAAAATCTATAAGTCAAATAGCTTCTGATGTGAAAAGATTTGTTAAAGAAAAGAACACAAAGCTAGTAGTGATAGATTACTTGCAACTGATTCCTTTTAATGCTGGTAGGATGGGCAAAGCTGATGGTATTGCTATGATATCTCAGAAGATAAAACAGATAGCATTAGAAAATAATGTGTGTATTGTCCTTTTATCACAATTAAATCGTGAGGGAGCTAGATCCGATTTCCCAGATTTATATCACCTCAAAGATAGTGGTTCAATTGAGAACGATGCTGATACTGTACTCATTATGAATTGTAAGGACAATAGCACTGAAGCTGCCAAAGCAGTAGATTCATATGGCCCATACATTCATGTAAACTATTTGATAGCTAAAAATAGAGAGGGAGAGAGAGGAGTTCGAGGACACTTTAAATTTTATGCCACATTTGGCTTATTTTTTTAATCATGACTAACGGAAATTATAATTACAAAGACCGCCAAGACTGTCCAGATTCTGGAGAGATCTTGTTTGAACAATATCTAGAAGAAAGTGGGACGAAGTATCATCGAGTCGGTTTTGACTCACATCTTAACCCAGTAACAAACTTTTGGAAAGTTCACCCTACTATCAGAGCATTGCCAGACTACCTAGTGGAACATGAAAATGATCTCTCCTGGTGCCAAGTCAAGGGCAGTAATAATTTAAAGTTACATGACTATGTTGAGTATTGTAACTTTGAGAAATTATTTGCAGATCAATGTAGCTTTTATGTTGTCTTTTGCTTTAAAGATACTAAACCTATTTTTAGAACAATGAAAGATATCGCCAACTCCATTGTGGGACAAGAGATCAAGCAGTGGCATGATGGTGTTAAATATATATCAGTGCCTTTATGACAAAAGAACAACTTAGAACCAATACAGTTGAAAGACTGAATACACGAATCGACATGATTCGAGAAGAGTCTAGAACTCTCTCCCATCGGATTGCTATTCTTGAAGAGCGAAGAAAAGAACTTCAAGAAAACAAAAGACACTTTAAAAATTTACTCCTCGAAATTGAGGGTAAGGTTGCATCATAGTATACAATAAGAAAAAAGGTAATGTGATATAGTAATATACACAACGGAGGTCATATGTCCGTAGTTGAATCCTTTGCCCACTAGTTCGCTAGTGGGTTTTTGTTTAGTCACCTAGTGGTGAAAACAATTCAAATGCCGCTCTAGTAGGAGCAAATGGTTCTGGTGATATTTGCTCTAGTACATTGCGAAAAGGACTTTTAGTATCTCTTGCTTTCTTCTTTCTCTTATCGACTCTTTCCCTCAAGGTTTCTCTTGTTTCAGGGAATCTGTATTGTAGCATATCAAATAAAGGTATATTTGTAAGAACTCTTGAATCTCGAACTCTATGCCCAAATGCATCAGCAAAAGATTTTTCTTCCATATCATACCAAGTTCCAAAAGTTATCTCACCGGCTTGCTGAGAAACATCTATAAATCTCATTAAAGGAACTGGTAGTGTAAAATCAAGTAATGTTCTACCTACACCCTCTTGTCTCATTTGATATAAGTGGTATTTATTGATACCAGCTATACGAACAATACTATTGAATGTGTAATCGCTCAAGTAACCTTGTCTACCAGTAATCATATCTTTGATTACATCTACTGGTATACCCACTAGAGCAAAGAAAGTAATCATCTTAACTAAATTCTTAGTTCCCTCTTTCCTAGTAGCTGGATTCTTGATTTTTTGTATAGTTTCTTGATTGAAAGTATTAAGTTGTACAATCATGAATGACTTCAAAGTATAAAGCCCTCGAAGATTTGGATTGTTCATTACTGCCAATGGCATTCTTAGTTCAGTCAATGGTTGATTCTCAAATAGTTTTCTTACTAAAGTAGATCCAATCAATGCTTTCTCCTCTTTTGATCTCTTTGCATGATCAATCTTCAAGGCACGAATCATTTGTTCAACTTCGCCCTCTCTTGTAACTCTTGGACCAATGTAGGTATTCAATTCTGCGAGCATCTTCTCAGCTTCTTGTAACTTTTTGCCCTTAAGCCCTCTCTTAACTGTACCATCAAGGTTTAAATCTTTTGCGATTCTTTGATATCTACGATAATTTGCATCCATCGTAGCCTCTTTCATTATAACATCTAGCTTTTGGAAACCAGTTACTTTTAATCCCAATTGTATCGCTTTAATAAATTTGTCATTATCTGTTTTAAACTCTTCTTGTATCCTAGTTGTATCTAAGAAATCTTCCGCCTTGAATGTTGTCTGCCCAGTAAATGCTCTTCCAATTGATCCAGCTACTTCTTGCTCATTATTGAGGGACATTAAAGATATATCATACAATTGAGAAAGAGTAGATGTTGGCTCAACTAATAAACTGAAATAACTAAAGTTTCTAAACCAACCAAATATAGGATATTCTGGCGATGCATTCTTTTGCATCATCTTTTTATACATCTCAGGGAATGTGCTAAATATTTTTTCTTGTTTATGCTCATCCACATTAGGATCATTCATGATCTGTTGTATTGTGCGACCTACAATAGATGCTGGATCATACTCATACTCAATCATACCATCAACTGGTTGTGATATCTTAGGAGCTTTCTGACCTGCAAATTTCAAAGTCTCAATGTGTGTAATCATTGATGAGAAATATTTAGACAATGCATCTCCTGGGTTGTCATAGAACTCTAACATATCATCGGGTATGAGTTCTATTTTTCTTGTGCCTGAAAATCTTGGTTGATTACCCTTAGTAAATTTACCATATTTGTTAAGGTAATTTTCTAACTCAATAGCTTCTTCTGATGACTTAGGCATGATAGGAGCTAATGGATCGGGTAATTTTATTTCTCTGTAATCAGAGTATTGATTCTTTGCTACAAAATTTATTGCCGCTTGTTCTGTCTTGAATGTAGGGCCTTTACCTATTCCCTCTGTAGGATGTGCTATATATATTTTATAAACAGTTCTCTTGTTTTCTTTGCGCTGATTATTTATCAGTTTAATATATTCTTTAAATGTAACTGCTGATTGTGGGTCACCATATAATCTGAGTAATTTATCTCTTCCTTCTTTACTTAGAACTCTTGGAAAGTATTCTTCCAACTCTCCTATCTCCATACCTTGATCAAGTCCTTCTTGTCTAATCTTGGCTAGTTCTGTTTTAACTACTTTGAATTCATTAAACATATCATACTTGCGAAGTAGATTATCTCTCTCATTAACTATGGCTAGTTGATCACTTCTGGTCATCTCACTATTATTAAAAGGACTAAACATAAGTATTTGTTTGAGTCTTTTTGAGTCAGTGGGATCTTTAATTTTTTTGTATTTTTTGCTTAAATTCTGTGTAGCCTTATGCGCTCTTAATATTTTCATATCACGAGTCAAAATAAAGTCAGTGAATATTCTTTCTATCCTTGGGTCTAGATCTCTAAGAACTTGTCCTACTGGTATTGTATAATTATTAAACCAATTAGATAACCCTCTGCCTTTCTCTCCTTTAATTGTTGGTGGTTTACCCGGCTGCTTAGGTTCTGTTCTGCTACCTAAGAAATTATCAAGTGTTGGTTCAACCTGATCAGTAACTGGAGATATGATATCTTGTGTTTGTTTTACTAGAGTTTCATTGTATGGTTTAGCCTTTGGATCAAGAGTTGCTAATAATCTAGCAGTGTCTCTAAAAATAAGTGTTGTTTCATTATCAATCAACACACTATCCTTGAGTTCAGTTGCTATATATTTTTGTGCGCCTTTAAGCAATCTAGTTACTTCTTGGTAGTTCTCACCATAGAATACATCTGTTTGTTCTGTGATAGTTCCATAGCTTGCTTTCTGTAGCACCACCCTAAAATACTCACCACCTAATTGGTAGTTAGACATTTTTCTGCCATCATTGTAAGCAAGCTCTAGATCTTTCTTCTCTGACTCAGATAATTTAGCACCTAAAGAATCAAAAAAATCTATTGCATTTTCAGTTATACTAAGTGCCTTTTTGCCTACTGCTTTTCTAGCACCATTGACTCTATTATGCAGAGCAACTGCTGATACTGCATGGATAAGTTCTTCTCGCATAAGAGAAGAGTATCCTCTCTTATTCTCCATGCCCCCAAATTGTCTTATTACTTTCTTTGGATTTACTACTATCGAATGAGTAGATGGATTATACATAGCAGTAGGATTATCCTTACTATAAGAAAACTTAAGAGCAAGCTCTTGAAGTTCTGGTCTATTTATAATCTCCTCAAAGTTCTTTCTAATATACTTCTCAGTATTCTGAAAAGCAATCTTCTGCTCTGTAGAAGTAAACTGAAGTGCCTCGTCTTTATCTCTAATGTCTTGAGAAGCACTTAAGACTTCTTGTTCGTCAGTAATTCTTTCTGAATCTGTTCGAGTGCTTCGTCCCCCGACTCTCGGATTAAATCCCTCAAGTTTGGTGGCAGCTTGTCTAACATATCCGCTAATTGTTTCGTTGGTTCTTGCATCTTTGTATCCTGCTTTATTAGTTTTATCTAGTATATAGAACCATCTTTGCGCTTGCATAGCAGATGGCTCAAGTTGTTTTATGCCTTGCTCTTTTAATTTTTTATTGAAAATTGTATTAAAAGTTCCAGCAAATTTTTGAAAGAATATTGCATCATCTACACCAACTGGCAAGCCAAATTCTGCTTTCTTACCATCTTCAGCTGGTTTGAACATACCTTTGAAGTATGATCTAATGAATCTAGATTCCCAAATATCAGTTGTAGTAAATTGACTTTCGCCATTAAGGTTGAGTGTGTATGCTCCAACTTTAGGACCAAACATAAACATTCTAGGTACTTGCATATCATCGCTAATAGCTTGTTTAGTAGCTTGATGTACAATCTCTTTGACATATCCTACATTAGTAACACTTGCGCTTTTTGAACTATATGATGATAGGGTTTTTTTGTATGCACTAATGTTAGCAATTGTATCAGTTTCTTTGAGGAAATCTAATGCTTCTTGAATACCACCTTTATCTTTGGCTATTTCAAGGACAGAAATAACAGCAGATCTCTTTACCTCCATGAGGCTCTTTATACGATCCTCATCTTTTACTCCTTGTTCTTTTTGTATCTTAGATTCTTCTGCTGCAAATCTTAAGTATTCAATAGTAGTATCAAGGTTGTTTGTATCTTTGAATACCGCAAAAGTTCTTAATGCCTCTAATGTATTTGTAGGTAATGCAGTATTGGGGCTAGTAAGACCCATTATTGTTTTAAATAAATTATATTCAGAGTTAGGTATCTTTCCGTATATTTCTTCTATAACCTTCCTAGTTGCCTCTAAATCCTTATCATAGTATGTGAGGTAACTTGGATTATCTTGTAACCAATTGTATACATCTCTCACTGCTGCATCAGCGGCATAATCTAAATTAGATAAGTCTGGCTTTAATCTCAAACCAGTTGAATCAAGCATTCCTTGAAACCATGTAAAGAATTGTTCATCATGTACATCTTTAAGATCTTCAAGTTGTATATCATCAACGGTCTTGGTAACAGATGTGTAATATCCTTGTGTCTGTATAAATGGTGCAATAATTTTTTGAGTAAGTTCTGCTTGCATACCATTACCCATAAGCCCTCTAGCTAACTTAATATTAGATGGGTAGTTAGCATTGTTGTTAAGACCCATGAGCCTTGGATACATATCAGCAGTAACAAGATATGCTTTACCATTCTTGAGATAAATATCATCAAACTCTACTACTGTTTTCTTTTCTCCTTTTCTTTTACCTTGCTGTATAGTCTTTTCAACTTCTCTCCTACCAGTTTCAACAACCTCCATGTTTTTGGGTTTACCAGTTTTGGGATCAGTATCGGGTATAAATAAATATGCATTCTGTCCCTTGAACTCACCCTCCTTTTTACCTGTGGCTATTTGTGCTGCCATGATAGTTCCTGTAGGTGTGCCAGCATATGACAACCCACTCATACCATTTGTGCCTATATGGAGATATGGTAAGTTTCTAGGGTATTCAAACCCGGCTTTGCCTTTTGTTTTAAATCTATCTGCTAAATTTCTGATATAAGATGTTTTATCTTTGAAATATTCTCTAGATAATGCACCTTTACTTTGCTCTCTCTTTATTTGTTTTTTGAGAGCCACATACCAATCGCCAGTAATATTGTCTGCTCTTTCTTCATAGCCTAGAGCCTCTACAGATACAGGTTTTGATAACCTACTGGCTCTTACTATTAATCTTTTACGACTTTGTGCTGAACCTAAATATTTAGTATCAATTACATCCTCTGATATGAAGTAACCTTTTTTCTTGAGCGCTCTACGAATTTGAGCCATCTCAGGACTACCTTTATAATCAGCCACATTTTCTATGGTAATAAGCGGTGGAGTAATTACATTGATTGATTCAACAATTTTCTTTGCTGATAGTTTATCTAAAAAGTATGGGTCTTCTGTTTTGCCCTCTGCAAATTCTTTTTCTTGTTTTATTCTAGCAGCTCTAGTCATGGCTGAGTAGCGCTTACAAACAGGAGAGTGGTGCATATAAGAGTTAGCTAGCTCAGGATGCTTGAGTAACATTTGTTTCCAATCAACATCAGCGATGCTTTGGGCGGCAAAGTCTGTCCCATGTATCCTATTGTGTTCAGCTATAATTAGAGGATTATATTCAACAGCAAATACCTTTTTGAAATTCAAACCAGCCTGTGCTAAAGCTAACTCTAATGTGCCTCCACCTGAAAATGTACTACCAATTGCTATAGGAGTTCTGTCATCAATATACTTTTTATTTAACTCCTTAGCTGGTGTGTTCTCTGTAAGTTTAGTGCCTCCTGCATGAAGGACTGCACCATCATAATAAGGTTCTGTAATAGTGTCACTAGGAAATGTTTCTTCATCAAAGTATTGTTGCCTTGGAGCTTTACGATACTCCTCCATAATTTCTATCTCCTCATCTGATCTAGCATTTCTTGCATCAGATAATTGAATGCCTCCTGGTGTAAGTAAATTACCAGCAAAGAAATCCATACCCACATCAAAGTTTTCTAAAACTCTTATTCTACCTGTATCTTCTAATAATACTTCGTCTTCTTGATATACATCGGGTTCAGATCTTGTTGTGCCTCTAGCTACTTGAAAAACATTATCATTATCAAGATATAGTATATTATTAACAGGAACTTTAGCCACAAGCATCTCTGGAGTAAGTTCTGATACATCAGTTCTTTTCTCTAGTATTTCATTAAATTCATCCTCTGACATTGCAGGATCAGCTATTTCATTTCTAAGATCTTCGACAGCTTGATCATATATTTCAATAGGAGCATCTGCAAATGTTCTAGTTTGATATGGATTCATTGTCCAACCAGCATTAAGATTCTGAACATTATTTCTATTTCTAGGAGCTACTCTATATAAAGTAACTTCATCATTCTTATCAGCATATAATCTAGCCAAGTCTTGAGATAAACCTACTACATCAGAGTTTTCAGTTCTTTTTAACTCATTTATTGCTGCACTAGTTTGTTCATTTGATCTTTGTGGATTTTCTTTCCATTCTCTTAATGCTGTAAATTGTCTTTTTGCAGGACTCTTTATTTCTCTTGATGCTAAAACAAGATCTTCCCTATCGGATGGAGCTTTTAAATCAGATATCTTTACTCCTTTTGATGAATCATAGTAACCCTTATATGTTTCTTTGAATCTTTCAATTGCTTCTTCTGGATCTTTTGCTTGTACCTCTATGGTTCTTTGTTCTCCATTATCTATATCTGTGTAGTCTAAATTAAACAATGGATCTGTTGGGACAATAGAACCTAAAGTTGAGCCAGTTTCTAATTCAAACCTTTGAAGCGCTTCACTTCTAACCTCTGATCCTATTTTACCACTTTGAAAATCCATTGCAGTGCCACCTATAGCTCCTGCACCATAACCAATGGTAAATTCCATTGCTCTTTGTTTTAATGTATCAAGTGAGAAAAGCTCTCTGTCTTCATCATATAAAAGTTTAGCAGTAAGATCTAACATCATGCCATCGCCTAATGCCTCTTGAGATCCCTCTGCTAAACCTTTTGCATTAGCAGATGCCGCAGTTCTTTTGATTACATCCTTAAGTAAACCTTCACGAACTTTTCCACCTTTCCTTAACTGCTCTAATGTTTTTACTTGATTGTTAAAAAGCCCACCTAAATATTTGAATGCAGTAAATTCTAATGCGCCCGACAAAGATGAGTAGGTAACCATTGCCTTGAATCCAGTTTTTCTTTCACCTAGTGACATATCTACCAAATCTTTACCCTTGATAGCTTCATAGTCATTTAAAGACTCATTCATTCTCATGGCTAAGATTTGTTGCATTACAGTAGCATCGCCTACTCTTTCTGCTGTTTTGGGACTAGCTCCAAGTTTTGATGCTATTCCTTTTCCAAATCGTCTTGTAAGAATTAAACCACCAAATTGGCCCAATGCTCTAAAGATTCCATTTGTTACTTTACCAGTTAATGATTGAGAATATTCAGTATCTGAGTTAAGGATTTGTGGTAGATCTTCTTTTGCAAAATCATCTATGGTTGCTCCTAATGTCAGTAGCTTTTCTGATGCAGATTTTTCTGTATTTGCTATTCTGACATAATCTTCATAGCTTTGTTTTTTGGACTCATCGCTATTATTGAACTCCTCTTCGTTCATAATGCTCAGTCCTAGACCAGATGCTTTCAAAGCACCACTTACATTACCAGTAAAAGCATCACCACCTAAACCCAAGACTAGATTCTTAAGACCATCTTGGAAAAATCCACCCTTGAGTTTTTTCTCAGTAAACCTATATTGATATATTGGGTGATCTCTTAATGTACCAACTGTAATAGTTAAATCATCAGCATCGCCAAATTTCTTACCATAATCGGTTTTACGAACTTTATCTGCGAAACTCTTAACATTCTCTTTAGGGAATAACTCTGACATAATGGTATCATTTATCTAGTAATGAAATAGGATTGTATGTTCTTGATCTTATAACTTGTTTGCCACCCTCAATAGCTCTAACACTAGGATCATCTTCACCAACTGGTACAAATTTGTCAAAACCAAACGGATTAGTAGCATCAATATCTAATGCTCTTCCTCCTAAAAATCTAGATAAGACATTTAAATAAGAGCCTTTTTCTACTCTCCTTACTGGATCACCACCTTTAGGAAACTCTATGCCTTCTTCCTCTAATTCTTCTTTTGCTTTAGCGAAAGTTGATGGAGCTACACTAGTGTCAGTATCATCAAATAAAGAACTCAGCGCAAGTAGTGTAACCTTACTAGACATATCTTCCCCAAATGAATCATATAAAGCGGAAGCAGCTTGAGTATAGTCAGCATCAGTAGCATCCATAACTTGATCCATCCCGGTAAGTTGTTTTAACTCAGGCATGGATTTAATCATTCCACTCATTAATTGAACGGTAGCTTTCTTTTTCTCTTTCTTTTCTTTTGCTTCAGCGATGCTTGCACCCACTTGAGTAAGAGCAGCTGCTTTTAAAGCGGCACCTTGGGTTACACCTTGTGCATAACCACTATAGTCTAAAAGCCTTGGATCTACTTGTGTTCCTGCTTGAAATCCCATATTAACTTATCTTTGTATCCATCCATTTTCGGATGATGTTCTTTAACTTAGGTTTGTTTGAAATAAATCGAGCAAATCTCTCGCCATGTTTCATATATAGGTTTCTAAACCAAGATGGGGATTCAATAAGCATCCATTGTCTAAATGCTAACCATCGAGGATTCCCTATACCATAGACCTCTCTAGCAACCCAACATCCAAGTATTGAACCAATCATTCCATATCTACCAGCAGTTTCAGTTGCACGAGCTTGTGCTTGTGCGCCCATCAGATTCATGTTCTGAGATCTTTGTTGCATAGCCAAATTGATTCCTTGATTAGGATCAAATAATTGTGGACCTGCTTGTTGACCTGCTAACTGATATGCTTGACCATAAAGTTGTGAACCCATTTGTGTGGATTGTGCAGGTCTTCCAAATAAAAATTGTGATGGGTCTCCACCAATCGCTCTAGCTTGTTGAAAGCCCATGCCTCCAGCTTGTCTAGCTTCTGCTCTAAGTTGCGCCCTAGATGCCTCTCTTCCAAGTAATTCACCAGCTATAGTAGAAGCATCGCCTACTCTACCACGAGATACACCAGCCATTCTAGCGGCTTGTTCTGCTTCTCTAGCTCTTTCAGGTGATAGCATACCCTCTGATTCTGCATATAATCTTTCTGCTTGTTGAGCTTGGAGATCAGCCATTCTAGCAGCTTTAGGATCAGCATCTCTAAGTGCTTGTGTAACTTGTCCACCTAATGTTCCAAGCATTGCTACTTCTCTCTCTTTAGCAGCTTTTTCTATAGGAGCAAATTCTTCTGATGCTCTTCTTTGTAACTCTATCAAACCTGGTTGACCATCAGTGCCAAATAATGCAGCTTCTTGATCTGCTAATTCAAGTTGTTGAAATTGTGGTCTAAATCTCGCTTCAGCACCAAGTAGTTTTTCTTGCAATGCAGGATCACCAATTGCATTTATGTAATCCGTAATCGCCTCTCCTGGAGAGATCGGATCTGGTTGCTCTATAACTGTTTTTCCTTTTCCCATTATATTCTACTTAATTTTTTTAAAAACTTCTGTGGATACTCTACCCTTTCTGGATGACCATTTTTCTGCCTAATGCTAATAATTTTTTTATCTGATATTTCTTTGTTCTTGCTTAGTAAATCAATCGCTAATTTTTGCATAATATCTCTATTATCAGCAAATAAAAATGCTAAAAAAACCGTATCTGCATTGTCTCTATCTTCCTCCCAATTTTTAATAAAGTCCCAACCATCGTCATAATTACAATTATACCACATATGAACACCCACAACTTCATCACCTTCATACACTACCGATATTGTATCTTTAGCTAAGTGATATGCTACCATTGTGGTTATGACATCTTTATCCCAATCATCAAATACTTTTCCATTTTCCTTTCTTATACAATATCCCACTATGTCTTTTACTTTTTTAGGTACTCCATATATTTTTAACCAATCACGAACAATACTCGCTTTCATGTTATACTGCTACTAATGTAATATATCCTCCCCCAACTTCACAAAAATTATTATCTCCTGTAATCTGTATTGATAGATAGTTTGTGTCAGTTGCTGTAACATCAGTTATATCTATAGTAGTTGTGGTCATAGAGGTGCGGGTAGTGGTATCAGACCCTTTACTAGTAGCAGTAGTCCTATCTAAAATCTCACTTTCATATACAGTAATGTCTGTTCTTTGATTGCGAAGCACTACTTCAGTTGCCTTATAACCACTAGGAATATCATATGAGGCAACTGCCGTTTGTCCCAATGTCTGTGTAAATTTCTTACCATTATGAGCGCTGGTATCCCCAAAATCTCTTGGTAGTATTTTTATTCTAAGTCTATTATTAGGTGTACCTAGATTGACTTGAGCATCAACATATTTAGTATTAGCTATTTTGGTTGAGTTATCACTAGCTGTTTGGTCAGCACACTTAACACCATCTTGTAATGTAGTAGAACTAAGTATCATGCTTCCTTCTACTGCATTGGCTGCAATGGTTACTGCGCCATCATTTGCCATACTAACATCGCCACCAAGTGCTGCTGCAGTAAAACCAGTACCATCACCAATAAGTATTTGTGTATCAGCTACTGCCTTTGCGGATACTGAACCAGTTGAGTTATCATCTCTAACTAATACGGTATTAGCCGCAACCTGTTGCAACTTAGAGAATGTTACACCATCACTTGTACCTGTACTATCCTTAAGTTGAATCTTTGCTCCACTACTCCCGGTGTCTATCTGAAATGATGTTGAATCAATAGAGTCAGTAGATATTTTTGCATTGTTTACAGCATCATTTAAACTGCTTGCTGTTACTTGGTTTCCTGTACTGAATGTATTACCTGTTATGAATCTTGCCATTATGTTGCTGGGTTAGTTGATCTAAATGTTTGAGTAGCTGATGTTTTAATTGTTTTGATTTTGGGTCTACCTAAAGTATTTTCTATTTGAAACTGAGCGCCATAAGCCCTTTTATTTCCTATTCTACCACGAAGTGCAACATCTTCACCTGCCGGGATATTGCTTCCATTGTTAAATGAGCTTGCATTTCCTAGTAATGAACCGCTATCCGTGAGTTCTAAATCAATATTTTCTGTTTGTAATTTAATACTAAAATCAGATGCAGTCTGTGTCGAACTCTCTGCTTGTATTGCAAAAGTATTATATTTCTTTCTACCTATATCATTGAAAGTATACATTCTTGTTTTAGCTAAACCTAAAATTGGGTCTGCTACCGCTGATCCTCCTACAGTAGTAATTGTTACATCACTGCCTGTTAAAGCCTCATCGGAAAAATTGGCATCATCTCCAGCTATTAAATGTATACCACCATCTATATTTGTAGAATAAACACCCCTCTTTGATCCCATGCCTGCGACTATCAAATTAGTGTAGTGAAAGTTAGCTGATGAATTAATTTTATCTTCTGACTCCCATTGTCTTGTTAGGAAATTGTACACTAAAATGTGACTATTGAAATCATTGCCATCAAGTGGGACTGCTAAATAATATCTATTATCAAAATAAACTCCTACTGCTTTATCAGCAGCATCTTGATTTATCCTATCTATTGTTGCTGCTATAGGCTCTGATAGTGGAGTTTGTGTGCCGCGAAGATTGTATTCATCTAAGAACTCTAAACTATACACACCATCGTCTGATAAGAAAAATACATTTTTACCAACTTGTGCGATAGATTTTCTAGATAAACAACCAATCTCATTAGTTAAAAGTTGAGTTGTAGCATTAGGGGGATTGACTGTGTTGGATACCCTATATATACTATTTTTATTAAACACTAATATCGAGTCTTCTGTAAATGAAACAACACCTACAGTAAAATCACTAGCACCTGCATTAAATCTAAATGAAGCATATATCTTATCATATGTATTTGAATCTAATATATCTGATACAATAAGTTCATCAAATACTTTTCTTGATGTAATTGTTGCACTACCAGAACTACCAGATTGGTCGAACTGATATGGTACTATAAGTCTTCTTTGGTGCAGAATACCAAACTCTGGGCAGGGCATATGTATAAATCCTAGTCCTTGTGAAACTGCTTTTGTAAATTTGGGATAAGTGCTTACTGCTGAATCTGCGACATCTGCTACAGTATCATCAAAAAAAGTAAATGTATCAGGAGAAGCACTTGTTACTTCGGCTATTGTAAATGAAGCATTTAAAGTTAAACCACTATCTCCAACTGTAGTGCATTTAATTGAATCCCCAACGGAGTATCCATGATTTTCTAATCCAACTACTACCTTACCCGCAACTGCATCAAAAACAGTAGAAGTTTGTGTAGCATTAGCAGCATAATCTCCATTTGATACTTTGTTTATTGTTGGACTGCTTGTAATATTATTGGCTGCTAAGTCTACCTCTAATGCTATGTCTCCTTTTCTGAAAATGATAACTTTGTTAAATGCTTGTATCATTTCAACTTCTGAAGTTACTGTTATTCCAGATCCATAATTTAATGTATATGTTTGTATGCTTGAGTTTGATGTGTTGAATGTGCTTGTTTGAACAGCTATAACTGAGGTATTAGTAGCCATCAGTATGTAACTCTGATTGTCATTTGAGTTAGGATCAGAAAAAACACATGAACCATATACTTTGTTTACTGCCCCATCATTTAAGATTGGATACTTAACAGTTACAGAAGCATCGGCTGCTCCAGTAAAACTCCCTGTTACAGTTAATTCATTTGTATCTGTTTTTGTATATGGATGGTCTGAGTCATTTGGGTCAGGATTTGAAATCCCAGATACATTAGATAGATTGATAGTACCACTACTTGCATACAAACTTCCAGTTATATTTGTTATAACCAAATTGCCACTCTCAGTATCAGGATCAGCTATTGATGCATCTGTATCGTCTGCTGCTAAAGTAAAAGGTAAAACTAATGCATCAACACCAGTTCCTATAGGTGCTGATTTTATATCAGTTCCATTTCTTATATTCCATTCACCATTGCGATCAACTCTACCATTTTCACTTTTTTCTAATACCCCTATTGGTAATTGATCTGGGCGCAAACGATTATTGTATCCTATGAATCCTGAATCAAGATCTTGTAGGGTACGATCATCTTTAGAGCCATATGTTTCATATCTTGGCATTTATTGCAAATAAACTATTTTACTTTTTTCTAAATCCTCTTCCAGGGTCTGTTTTGAATTTAATAAAAGCTGACTTACCTCTCATAATAGTTCTTCCACCTTTACCAGAAAATTTTAATTTCTTAGAAGGAGTTTTCTTAATATCTTCTTTCTTGGTAGAAGTATTAGATGAAGGGGTAGTGTTAGTAGTAGTTTTATTAGTAGTAGTTTTATTTTTACTTTTGGTATTTTTACTTTCACTACCACCACCAAGCGCTTTATCAAGAATAGCAGATCCTCCCTCATACACTAAGATAGTCTTAAGTGCGCCTGTACCTTTACCTTTACCTTTGTTTCTTCCTCTCTTAAGCCTAGCTCTAGCTTGTCTGCGCCTTTCTGCTTGAGTAAACTTAGTAGCAGCATCTTTTTTAGGAGTAGTCTTCTTAGTAGGAGTAGTCTTCTTAGTAGGAGTAATTGTCTTTTTCTTAGGAGTCGTAGTTTTCTTAGGAGTAGTAGCCTTAGGTTTTGGGCTAGATGTATTCTTAGGTCTAGTTTTTGATTTAACAGGTTGAGTAGTCTTGGTCTTAGGAGTAGTGCTACGAGTAGTAGCTCTAGTCTTGGGCCTAGTCTTTGATTTCTTAGGTTTTACTGGGACACTTGATGTAGTTTTTGTTTTAGGTTTAGCTTTAACTTTAGGTTTAACTTTACCTTTAGGTTTAATTAATTTACCCCCTAAACCAATTCCTGTTCTTAAGGTTTTTGCTGTTCTTAGCCCAGCTAAAAGCTTTCCTGCTCCTAATATTAATGGTGCTGCCATAATTATCCTCTCTTTGTTTTTCTTTGTAACTTTTTAAGAGTTGATTTTGCACCTATGTTTTTAGGTGTACCCTTAATTGGTTTTAAGTTTTTACTTGGTGTAGCTTTAGCTTTTCGCTTAGGTGTAGCTTTAGCTTTAGCTTTTCGCTTACTAATTCTTTTTGCCATCTTCATGGCTGCTTGTGTTCCAAATCTTACTAGCATTTTATTTATTTCTCCTTTTTATCATTGTGAATATTAATACTGCAAAACCAGCAAGTAGAGCATATGTTGATGGCTCTGGCACTGTAAGTTCCGCAGATAGCCTATAGTCTACTTCATCCCAATTATATTGGACTCCTTCGTAAAGTAAACCATCGTACTCATATCTTGCCCATTCTGGCAATGATGGTACATAAAAGTAATTTAAATCAGAATTAATACTAATACTTGGATTCCATTCTGGTTCTATGATTAATTCTATTATTTCGGGGTATTCTGTTTCGTGGCTCATTTTTTAAATAAAGATGTAAATATTGATGCGAATTCTTTGAAAAATTTTTTAATGAAGTTATCTTTTGGTAAGAACATCATTATAATAGATATTATACCAATGTATGCAAATGCCATAGCCATCAGGTCATCTTTGTAATTATCTATTATATAACTTATCATTGTGTTGGAGATACTGTACTATGAGGTTTTATGTCATCTATTGCTGCTATGCTGTCACTAATTGGAGTCTTGACAAAAGGAATCTCAGATGTAGAGTTTGGGGATGTCTTGGTCGATGATTGAGTTTCTTGCACATCTGCACCTGTTTGTTTTGGGGATTGTTCTTGTGTATCTTCTGTGGTTGATTTCTCGGATTCTGTAGATGATTTATCTTGTTCTGCTTCTTTTTGGTCTGTATCTGATTTCTCTTCTGTAGATGATTTACTTTGTTCTGCTTCTGATTCTCCTTTTTCTGATTCAGCTTCCGTTTGTTCTGATTCAGCATCGGAAGGACTATCGGAGGCGCTATCTTGTGAAGAAGAAGAGGATTCTGGTGTATTGCCCTCTTCAGAAGAAGATGATCCAGAAGTCGATTGTGGTTCGGAAACCTCGACCTTAGTTTCTACTGACTCAACGAAGTCTGTAGCCTCTGCTATTTGTTCAGCAATTACTTGTTGACCCCAAACATTTAAGGACTGAAAATCAATCATGTTATCAAAGAATTGTGGTATCTCAAATCTTTCTTCTACCACATCATTTGCAACCTCTGCTACAAAGATCTCAGTCCTAGCTTTAGCTATATCTACTTGTGTAACTGCGGCAGTAGATACTGCAACAGTGCCAGCAGTCCCAAGTTGAGTTACTTGAGTTACTACAGGCAAATCCTTGATTCTTTCAATTAACGATTTTTTAAGAGCTTTAGCGCCTTCTCTAGCAGACTCTTCAGCTTGCTTAATACTTTCTTTAATGTCTGAGGAATCAATAGTAGAACTTGTTTCGCCAAGCACTTCAGTGATTGAATCCCTGAGAGTTTGCAGTTCTTTTCTTGCTTTCCTTTTATCCATTTACATTTACAACTCATAATTATTTACTTACTGCTGCTGATCCGAAATAAAATGAAATGATGCTTATTATCGCAGTCTTAATTTCACCTAATATAACATATCCATGTAAAGTCTCATAGTTTGTACCTTTAATAAAACCAAACCATTTACTATACTCAGAAGCTACAGTAACTCCCTCTTCACTATGTGCTAATATGAATGGAGCTATAACCACACCAAATAACACTGTTAATACTATAATTCGTCTTGTCCAAGCACCAAAGGAATCTACCCTTTTTGCTGCTGCATCTGCACTTTCATCTGATGCTTTTTGTTTTTTAATCAAGCCTTCGGTAATTGCTGCTTGATTTTGAACCATTGTTCCAACTAGCTTAAATATAAAGCCTGAGAACCCACCTCCTAGCATTGCTATTAATTCTGTACTCATACTTCTAACTCCTCTCTATCTGGGAAGTCACGATAATCTTTAGTCATGTATGACTCTTTATCTTCTTCTGATCTATTATCACTAAGTCCTAACTGTGTTCTTTTTTCAGCTATTGCTTTTTGAATTTTTTTTGCAGGTTTTTGTATTTTTGCTCTGGCTTTTTTTAAGGCTTTAACTCCTTGTGCTATCTTGCTCATAATTTCCTCCTGTGTTGATATGGTATTTTTTTGCTACTTGTTTTTGTTCGTTTAAATTTTGCTTTCTCTGCCGAAGACATTTCTGATTGAGTCTTTGGAGTTTTTGAGCTAATTCTCTTCGATGGTCTACAAGCTGGATATCCTCTGCTACTTCCTTTTGCTGATTTTCTTCCACAAGGTTTACCTGTTTTTACATCTACCCATTTCTCTTGATGCCATCTTCTTAGACTCATACCTTCTTTCTCTTACTATACCCAGGGGCAGTTTTCTTTTTTCCTCCAGGACCCTTTACTTGTCCTTTACATACACGAACTGCATATGAGTTAGCATAAGCTGATGGGTATACATCATACTTTCTTTTGGCTGCTGCCTTACCTCTTGGACATAATTTACCCATTACACTTTTCTCCTTCTTAATACTTTAAAGTCAGCGCCTGTTATTTTGTTTCTTGGATGCGCCACACGAGCAATTTTTTTTTGTTTTTGACTTAGTTTTTTTTTCATAGATTAACACTTCCACCTTCTAAGTGCTAATGCCTTGCGAGTAGGTCTACCTTTTTTGTCTCTCATAGGACCTTTTACACCAGACATTCTAGCACAAAATGATTTCTTTCTTGCCTTAGCCTTACCTTTAGGATTCTTAGAAGTAACTGGTGGTTTTAAATTAGCACCAGTCTTGCGCTTGAAATAAGCACGACCTGCCGCAGTTAAACCGCCTTTTTTACTTTTGTGAATCTTTCTCATTAAATTCTTTTAGTAGTTTAAGAATTGATAGGACTAAAAATACCATTGTAGCACACCCTACAACCATGCTAATTAGTTGATTAATCTCCTGTAATCCTAAACAAGCAAAAAAACCTGCTGATCCCATTGCTACTCTTGCAGTCATTTCTTCCATTTTATTATGTTTTAAATTTTACTGATGTTTTAAGTGAACTAATTTCATCATCTGTTAAATGGCTATAATGAATAATATTTAATGCCCACTTTCCATTAGATAATTCTAGTGGGTAAGTTTTATATCGAGTAGCTCCATCTCCTCTAAAATATGGCAAGTTACAAGCAGATCCTTCAGCTTCAGCACGATCTAGTGCTGATTCAAAATCATCAAATACTAAATATCCTACTATTGGCTCTCCTTCTTCTGTGTTCATATTAATAAATAGTATAATAATTGTTTATTTCTTGTCTAATGTCAGCAATATCTGACTCTATATCTGAATCAAATATAATAACCTCATCTACTTTACCAATTGCACTTCTATCCCTTCTTACCGTATTGCCAAAGTTAGAAGCCATAATTCTTAAATCATCGGCACTATCAGTAAGAACTAATGTATCATTATTAGATACTGGAGTAGCATTATTGGCATAAGCCTTTAGTGTATGATCTCCGTCACCATCTGGTCCTACACAAGTTCCAGCAACTGAAATTCTATCTCCCGGAGTGTAGCTAATGGTTGGAGCACCAGAATTTACGGTAGCACTGCCGCTAGTTTCATTGTTAAGAGAAAATGAGTCAGAGCTTAAAGTAACATTTAAGCCAATAGTGCCTTGATTTAATGTAGGAACATTTCTATTTGCACCAATTAATGTTGCAAGTTGTGTTGTAGTATAAGCATCATCTACTTTTCCTACCCAAATTAAACCAAAATTATTACCCAAGTCCGTAGTTTGAATATCATCAATTACTAAATTTCTAGCATTAGGTTCAGATCCCCCAACTATTTCTTGCATAAAGACTCCAGTAAAAGCTCCATCGCTTATAATAAGAGGCTGAAGGGATGCACTTGTCTGTGTGGCATTTTTACCATTACCACTTTGGTCGTACCAAGTATCTACGAATCCATTTATGTTTTGACCAGTAAAAGCATTTACAGTTCCAACTTTTGTAGCATTGGCAGCTGTGCCACTACCAGTATCTAGCCAATTGCTATTGTCTGCGCCATCACCAGCAAAAATATGCTCACCACTATTTATATTAATATTTAATAAAGCTCCAGTAGTCCTAAAGCCTATTCTGTTGATTGTAAAATCGTCTGTATCGCTACTAGTTTTAGTAGCTACAGCAGCTCCATCAATAGTTAGTGTATAATTGCCAGAACCATCTCTAGCAAAAATCATACTATACTTACGATATAATTCAAGAGGTGTAGATAAAGCAGAAAATACTCTTACCCCAGAAGCTACTCTAAATTTGCACTCATTAGCTTTTGTAAAAGTGAGTAAATCATCTCCATTAGTATCTTGAAATATCCTAGTATCGTTAGTGTGAAAAGCATCAGCGGTAAACACTACATCAAAAGATATTGTAAAAGCTCCACTTAATGTAATACTAGTGTTGAAATAATTATTCGTACTACCACCAGGGAAATGGGCAGCATTATTATATAAATCTAATATATCTTGACCTATAACAAATTGTTCCACTCCTCCAGATTCTATAGCACTAGCTGAGAAATCGTCTGTTGCATCATCTCTAGGTCTACGAACCGTTACAACTCTGCTGTTCATTGCACCAATGTCTCTCAATGAATAAGCAGCCGCAGCACCACCAAATCTACGAGCTATTCCTAGATCTGTATATTCTCCACTAGAACCAGAAAGTAGATTCCATCCACCACCCAAGTTACCCTTAAGTTGACTAGAGCCTGATGCTAGTTTCTCTGAAGACATTATTAGTTAGTAAATTCAGATGATTGTATAACAGAAGTTGTAGAACCAGTTCTTACAAATTTAGCATCCTCTGCGGCTTTTTTACTCCATGTATAAGAGCGACCTGCATAGAGTCTGTGACCATAATTTGCATTAGGAGTAGTTCCATCGTATGTTACAAATGCATCTGCATCTTGTACATCTATTACAACAAACTTTGTTAATGAATCAAATGTAGTTGCTCCAGCAGTGTTACTACCATCATTAATTGTAGAGTCAGCAAGTATTGTGTGAGCAGCACTTGTGCTATCTACCTCCATTTTCCTGATTGTAGTTCCCTGTGTAGGATTTGGGTATAAGTTAGTTACGAATGAATTAGGCATGATTATCTAAGTGTTCTATTGATATGAGTGGATATTTTCCGATTTAGAGAATTGTTATTATTTATTATATCAATTCGTTCAAGCTCTGATGCGAGGAACAAATCTGCTTTTTGTTCTTCCATGTCTGCTTTATCTAGCTGACCATCCATTCTAAGGAAATCGGCATACACAGAATGAGCTGTATAATTAAAAAATTCTGATGGGATTTGAGACCCAGATGTAAGAGAAGATATAACAACACCAGTTGTTTGATCTACTATGGGTTTTTTGTAAGTAACATAAACCTCGTCAAGATTTTCTGCATTAAGAACATTTGCTCCATTACTATCTACATAAAAATCATATTCTGTAGCAGATCTATTTAGAAATGATCTGTCTTTATGTATTCTCATGAAATCATTAATTTTTTGTTTTGATTGTCTAGTATCACCAGAACTAGTGTAATCATGTGTTTCATCATATAGAACCACTTGTGCAGCGGATGTTCTTAATGTGCCACCTAAATTTGAAACATCGCCCCAATCTAATACATCTGCGGGTGAAGCTCTATTTTCGGTATCTTGTTGTGTAGCGAATGTAATGCCACCTGAAAGAGTCACTACTTCTGTGGATAAATTA